CTAGCGAGTTAGATCCGAGAATGGTTCGGATTATTGAATTTTCAACTTAAGATGGACGTATGATCAAGTATGTCTTTGAATTACGGCATTACTGTTTGTATTTCTATTTGAGTTGTTTGTTTGATTTATTGTAGCCAAGACCACAACGGTCTTCTAAGCCAGCAGGAATAATAGGCTAGTTAGCAACAAATTGTCACTAACGAAACAAAACGACGGTGTGGTTACTTTGACACGTAACCAATTCCGTGGCCATTTTGGCAATATATATTCCTGCACATTTTTATTGTATCTTTTATAGATTGGATTGTAACATGATTAGCTCTGAAAAGCTTGAAAAAGTCTTTTGAAGTAGTACTCATCCTTCTTGATTCAATGCACCACAAGTCTGTTTTCACAACAGTGGCGAGAGGTGCATAGTGATCGTTGGAACCGACGAATTGTCATTAGTTCTTTGATAGCATTCAATCCAATATATGCTGAACCCTAAGAAAGTTTATGCAATAACTCCACTTGACGGAATATGTTAGAGTGGAGGTCTAACGACTCCACAACGACTGCAAGTACGTGAGTGGAGTTTGAGGATTTGATACAGATGTCGAAAGTGTAACGATTGTCTCTGTCTTTTGGATAACCCTGCAGAGTGTGTCCATTTTCCTTAGACAGATTCGGAATACATAAGTGGTGTAAGTGGTAGGTTCGCGTGTACCAGCACGTAGGGTGTTGCAACCCCTCCAATACCTATCCAGCGTTACAACGTTAGGCAATCCTTGGTAAGATTGCCAGCCATGAGAAAAGGACCTTATCTTTTCTGATACGATGAAAATTAATATAAAGCAAAGCAAGCGTCAATAAAATTATCCTTTCCAACTAAAAATGAATTCGATTATTAAGAGGAAGTATGGAGATTGCAACAAGAAAGGAAACGGTGAGCGCCCTACCAAGGCGTTCACCACCCAGCATTCAGTTACGGCTAAACTGCAAGAACGCAAAGTAAGCGTTGATGCTCAAGCGCACAGTGTGCGCGCAAGAGAATTGGATGGTGGTTGGAGTGATGGAGAGGATGACGACTTGCCCGAGTTGTTCAGACCTGTGTGTGAAGATTCTGATAGTGATAGCGATGATGAAGGAGATTTTGAACCGTTGCCATTTCCACGTGTGGTTATGTATGTTGACGAATGTGAGAACGATTGTACAACAGATGCGATGAAACAGCAAGTGGGACCGATCGGAGATGCAATCTCAGCGATTGGTTCTGCTGCTTGCTCCGTGGAGAATTTTGCCTGCAATGTTAATAATGTAGCGGCATCATTGCATACGATAGAAGAGTTCATGACGAGACTGAAGAAAACTATGAACATGCGTGACCAAGATGATGTGTTTGATGGAATTTGCTCCCGTTTAGAAACTTTTCTGATAGCTGTTTGGACGATGTCGCAACAGCAGACGTTGCAAGAAATGTTGGGCGTCGCTACACTGTACATAAAAACGTGGCAGCCCAACAAATCAATTGCATTAGTTTTCACTCGGTTTGTGAATGAGGCGTTTGCAAGCATGTTGTCTGGAGTTGCCAATGAGGATGGAGAAGATAGTATGCATCTTCAGTCCGGGTGGTTTTCAGAGAATTGGGAAGTAGTTTCCAAAGGACCTTTAGGGGTTGGTTTGGGTTCGACAATTAGCACGATGATTATGTTTGGGCTCCTTCCACAGAAGCCCAATAACGATCTCACAGCTGAATTTTTCAAAGTCTTGCCAGAAAACCCCACAAAAATCGCCTCTTCGGTGAGTGTTTTGGAGTATGTATTTAAGACGCTAGACTGGATTGTTGACTGTGTGTGGCCTGCCCTAAGTACTGGTGATTTGTCTTTGTTGATTTCGGACAAGAGTGTGGAAGCTTTGAATGCCTCCTATCGTGTGTGTTTGGACGCAGTCCAACGTTCCCTCGTTGGGCAGATGGATAGTGTTAAAGAGATGTATGGTTTGGGTTCAGATGCAGAAATATTAGTGTACTTGCAAAAGTGTGCAAGTGCTCACGAAGAATATGTGAAGCGTTTGAAACCCAAAGACAACCGAAGGGTTGAGATACAACAAAGGTTGATCCGTCTGGACAAAATTGTCAGCGACTTCACAGCATCTTGGCACGACAAAGGCTTGCGTGTAAAGCCTTTCACATTTATGATTGTAGGTGGAAGTTCAGTGGGGAAGAGTACATTGGCCGGATTGATTGCGCACGTGATTGCAAAAGTAAATGGCTTTCCAGAAGGGAAAGAGTACAGTTGCACGTTGAATGGCAACGATAAATTTCAGTCAGAATTTTCTTCAAAACATGTCCACGTGCTGTTTGACGACGTTGGCAATGCTCGGCCAGAAGTTTCCGAAGGGAACCCGAGCACATTAATTGTTCAGTTTGCGAACAACATCCATACTTCTGCCTTGAGTGCGGAGTTGGAGAAGAAAGGGAAGAACGATATTCGTGTGAAAACATTAGGGATAACTTCCAATGTTAGAGATTTGCATGCGGGTTACTGGTCCGTTAATGCAGCTTCGATCATGAGAAGGATAGACCTGGTGGTGGAAGTTCGCTTGAAGCCAGATTCTGTTGGTCCAAATGGCGGAATTCATCCCCGATTCGCAAACGATCCGCAACCCGATGCTTGGGACATAGATCTGTACACAATACAAGTGGTGCGGAGCACACAAGACAACCTAGCAGACACATGGTTTCGCAAGCCTGTGTTTGCGGATGCGTCCAATCCATTTTCTACAAAAGTTCGCACGGTGAGTGTGGTCGAGCTTATTGACTATTTGAGCGAGGTCACACCCAAACATTTTGCCACACAGGATGTGTTGGTGGATACGTCATGTGAATTGCACCTAAAAGAACATTGTGTGCAACACCCTTTGTTCACCGTACCTTGCAAGAAATGTGTTGTTTGTCCCGATGATGGATTTGAACCCATGGAAAAACAAACAGGCAGAAGCAGACTCCCCGAGTTGGATGTTTTCTTTCTGAACAGAGATTTGTGCGTTTTGGACGCTTTGCCACGAGTTGGCGAGAATGAAGAATCTTCTTCACTTACAATAGTGCAGCGCATCCAACATCTTAGCTCTTTGGCTATTGGTTCACTTTCTGAGGCAGCGCGCAAGGTGCGCGAGGCTGTGATGAAGGACCCGGTGGTCGCTGTTTTGTCCTTGATATCTTTTGTCGGTTTGTCATCTCTTGTCGCGTTTGGATTGAAACGGAGCGATATGGTGCCAGAAGAAGGTATAATGAAAAGAATTGCGGATGCGTCTAAGAAACCTTCCACGTTTGTCAAAGCCCAGAACATCTATCAACGGGTGTTTACTAATAAGTTGAATTTCCCAAAGGCATCGATTTCCAGCACCTTGGATCAATTTGAGAAGAAGGTTTCTAATTCTTTGTATTTGATTGTGGTCCAACAAATCCACGAGGAAACTGGTGTTGAACTAGGTGGTTCTACTTGGGCCAATGCTTTCCCAGTTGGCAGTTGTTGCTGGGCTACGGTTTCACACGTGTTTGAACGTGGGTGTTGCTATCGAGTTAAATTCCAGATATCCAGCGGCGTTGGAATCAAGAAAGTTACTGCGATGGTGAATGATACTAATCTTAGGCGACACCCCACTGACGATTTTTGCGTGATAAACGTGCCAGCGATGGGAGACAATGCGGATTTGTCCAAATACATTGTGGATGATGATTTCGAGTACCCAGTCGGTGCTCCATTGTTTATCTACACTTCTCACAAAGACCAAGTGTTGGACAGCGATGTAACAATTCCATGTGCGGAATACAAAGCGACAAGCAAGATAAATTCTATTGAAGATCGAGAAGTCACGAACTTTGGAGTCCAGTGTATGCTGATTTACGAGTGTGACAATTTTCACGGAATGTGCGGAAGCTTGGTGGTGATGCCTGGACGAAACCCCGTCATAGTTGGGATGCACTGTTGTGGCATTCCTGCAAAGAAGGAGTGTGGAGCCATACTTCCATCAAAGAAGTTTATAGCTGAGGCCATTGGAAGTTTCGGTGGTATTCGTATTCTGGAGTCATCGCCATTGCGTGAAGCGATTCTTGGCAAGAGTGTTTCGATGAGCAATGTTGTGCATGAGAAAAATCCTGTCCATTTCATTGAAGCAGACGACACCAATTTGACGGTGTTTGGCCAACATAATCAACCTTTGAGCAAGTTCAAATCTGATGTAATCAGATCGCCGATGTGTGAGCATTTGAAAGATGTTCTCGGTGTTGATGTCGAGTTTGGATCTCCACCCAAGGATGCAGCCAGACCTTCTTTCAGAAGATTTCTCGTCAACGGTTCGACTTTTGATGAGACTAGATTGGTGAATCCGGCTTATGTTGCTGTTGCTTTGGAGGACAAGAAAGAGACTTTGAGAGCGAGTGGTGTGATACCCCGCATTCGAGAATTTGTTCATTCGATGAGCTACTACGATGCACTCAATGGCGTTCCCGGGGAGAAAGGTTTTGAACCTGTAAATCCACTCACGTCAATGGGATTTCCACTGAATAGGCCAAAATACAAGTTTTTTGAACACTCGCCTTTGGCAAAGGAGCTTGGTCTGGAATCGGTCCGATTTGTGTCCAAGCAGGTTGTGGATGGTGTCGAACGCTTTGTGTATGATCTTCGATTTGATAAGGAACTTGTCGATGTCGAAGGAGCTATTGAGGAGATGTTTGAACACTTGGCACGTGGCGAGAGAGCAAATGTGGTCTTTCGGTGTAATTTGAAGGATGAGCCAAT